TAATGAGATTCTTTTGGCTAACATTGTTGAAACTTTGGACTGTGCAGATGATTTAAACCAGCAGGGTATTTATAACTTCCTAGCTGATTTGCAAGACAGATTCTCTAAGTGGCATTGGCAGTTGGGCACTGTTATTGGTGATGATTTGCGTAACGCTTATGCGACTGACATTGAGGAAGTTGGTGAGGTGCATGACCCTGCTCAGCCGACTGATGAAACTCCTATGGATTCAACTATGACTGACATGGGTGTGGATATGCAGATGGATAGTGTGCGTTTCATTGATCCGACTCAGGTTGCTGTTTTGGCTAAGCGTGGTGAGCGTGTAACTAAGGGTATTGAGCGTAGACAGATTATTCGTGACCTTGAGATTCGTGCTGAGGGTGATGGTATGACTCTTAGGGGTTATGCAGCTGTATTCAATAGTCCTTCTCAACCGCTTCCGTTTATTGAGACTATTGCTAATGGTGCGTTTAGAGATTCTTTGAACTCTCGTAATGATGTGAAGTTGTTGTGGAATCACGATACTGGCACTGTTTTGGGTTCAACTAGGGCTGGCACTTTGACTTTGTCGGAGGATGAGCGTGGCTTGCTTGTTGAAGCACAGTTACCTGATACTCAGGCTGGGCGTGATGCTGCAACTCTTATCAAGCGTGGAGATGTTAATGCGTTCTCATTCGGGTTCCGTGTTCCTGCTAATGGTGATGAATGGCCTAGTGCAGATCAGCGTATTTTGAAGCGTGTAAATGTGCATGAGGTTAGCCTGGTTGCTTTTCCTGCCTATACTGCGACTGAGGGAACTGCTAGTGTTAGAGCTATGACTGAATTGCATGACAAGATTGCTCGCCTTGCTGAGTTGCGTGGTATCTCGGCTGAGGAATTGACTGATGCTATTTTGGCTTTAGAGTCTGGTGATGAACTTACTGAGCGTCAAGGTGAATTGTTGACTGATACGCTCGGCAAGGTTTTGAAAAAAGACCCTGAAGTGACTAATCCGGCTGCTGTTTTAGATTTGAAAAAAAAGCAACTTGATTTGTTGATGTCTAAGATTTAAAAAAGTTCAGGTGGGTTTGCCTCTCGTTTGTCCACTTGATAAAAAAAGAGCTAATTCTTTTCCCTTGCTGACAGTGTTGTTGGTGGGGGTTTTTCTTTTGTTTGTCTTTTGACCTTATAGACTTTATGTATCGGATGCGTTTATCCTCCGATCTGATTATGTGAGTTTATCTCTGAATCAAAAACAATTCCCCTATTTATTTAATGTCTTTGAAAGGACAAACCTAATGAGTGATTTCATCACAAAACAGGTTGATGCTAAGGCTAAGGCTTGGCACGAGGCTAAGGAACTGATTGATTCAGTTGAAGCTCGTGGCGGTGTATGGTCTGGTGAAGATGAAGCAAAATATGCTTCTCTAACTGCTGACATCAACAAAAGAAATGAACTAATTGAACTTGAACAGCGTGAAGCTAAGACTGCTGAAGTTCTACAAAACGCTGCGGTTAACTTCGTTGGTGCAACTGTTTCAGATACTGAATCAGACATCCTTCGTAAGATGATCATGGGTGAGATTCGTGGACACGAGTTCAGAAGCATCACTGGTTCTTCTACTGGTGCACCTGTTCCAACTTCGTTCTACAACGAGATTGTTAAGGTTGCTCGTCTAGTAAACCCTCTACTTGATTACGCTACTGTAATCAACACTTCTTCAGGTGAAAACTTGCAGATTCCTAATCAATCTACTTTCAGCACTGCTTTAATTGTCGGACAGGGAGTTTCAATTGGAACTTCTGAGCCATCTTTTAACGCTTTCACAACTCTTTCTGCATACAAGTTCTCTGCACTTGCACAACTTTCACGGGAATTAGTTTTGGATGCTGGTGTGGACATCGTTGGATTCCTTGCTGACCAATTTGGTAACGCTTTCGGTAACGCTATTGGTAACAAGGCACTTAACGGAACTGGAACTGTTGAGCCTTCAGGTATCTTGACTGCTGCTGCTACTGGTGTTACTGGTTCTACTGGTGTGTCAGGTGCTTTCACTGCTGACAATGTTGTAGATCTTGTTTACAGCCTTGATGGTGCACTTCGTCAGAAGCCTTCTTTTGCTTTACTTGCTAACAGCACTTCTATTGCTGCTTTGCGTAAGCTAAAGGACTCTTATGGCCGTTACTTGTTCGACATCGGTTTAGGTCAAGACAAGCGTGATTTGATTCTTGGTGTTCAGGTTGTAGAGACTCCTTCTATGCCTTCACCTGGAACTGCTAACGCTTCTTTGGCTGTTGGTGATTTGAAGTCTATCTACATGCGTAATGCTGGTGGCCTTCAGGTTGACCGTTCAGATGACTATGCCTTCGGAAACGATTTGGCTACTTGGAGAGCTACTTGGAGAATTGACTCAGCACTTGTGCAGAAGTCAAACATCAAGATTTTCAAGGGTGGAGCAAGCTAATAGCTTGATTCTCTAAAAGGATTACTCCTCTCATTCCAGTTGCGTAGGGCTGGTTTGGGGGGAGTTTTCTATTATGCTGGGGTTATGACTAAAGCATGTATATCTTGGTATTCCAATTCTTTGAATCAGCCGACAGGTTATGGCACTCAGTCTCAACAGGTTATTAAGCGTTTGGTGCGTGATGGCCATAAGGTTGCGATGTTGTCGAATTATGGTGGTGAGGGTGTTAATGGCCTAATCGATTCTGGGGCTGGAAAGATTCCACATTATTCTCGGGGGATGAATCAGTATTCAACTGATGTTATGCCTTTGCATACTCAACATTGGGCTGCCGAGAATCCTAGTTTGCCTAGTTTGTTGATTACTCTTTACGATGTTTGGGTTTTGAATGATAATCCTGCGTTGGATTCTTTGAAGATTGCTTCGTGGGTTCCGATAGATCATAGTCCGGCTCCTGAGAATGTTTTGAAGTGGTTGCGTAAAGATAATGTGACTCCGATTGCTATGTCTAAGTTTGGTAAGGCGATGATTGAGCAGGCTGGTGTTGAGTCTGAGTATGTTCCTCATGCGATTGATACAAAAGTTTTTTGTCCGACTGAGATGTTGCCTGAAGGTATTTTGGGTCGTGAGTTTGTTGGTGGTGAAGATAAGTTTGTTGTTGGTATGAACTTTGCTAATAAGGCTGGTGGCTTTATTCATCGTAAGGCTGTTGCTGAAAACTTTTTGGCGTTTGCTATGTTTGCTCAAAGGCATGATGATGTTGTTTTATATATTCATTCGGATCCGTATGGTAAGCAGTCGGGTTTTGTGTTGCCTAACATTTTGGCTGCTTGTGGTGTTTCTTCTGAGCGTGTGAAGTTTGTCGATCCGATTCAGTATCAATATGGAATATCGCAAAAGACTTTGGCTGCTATTTATTCGGCTTGGGATGTAGGACTTTTCTGTAACTATGGGGAAGGGTTTGGGATTCCTCAGCTTGAGGCTCAGGCGTGTGGGGTTCCTATTGTGACTTCTAATTTTGCTGCTTCTACTGAGTTGGCTGGGCCTGATTCGTTCCTGGTGAATGGGCAACCTTTTTGGGATGCAGGTCAGCATGCTTGGTTTAACGTTCCGTTGGTTCATGGCATTGTGGATGCGTTGGAGGAGGCTTATCAGCGTGGGCGTAAAAAGTTTCCTGACACTATTGCTTTTGCTAATCAGTATGATGCGAATAAGGTTTATGCGGAGTCTTGGCAACCTTTGATTGAAAAGTTAGTGTCTAAGTGAAGTTAATTGTTCCTGTTTTGAACAGGTTTGATTTGCTTAGGCGAATGGTTGAAAGCATTGATGTTGAAGCTACTGTTTATGTGATAAATAATTCGGGGGACAGAATAGATTTTGAACATAATAATTCTTTAGTTCAAATGCATTGGCTTGATATGCCTTCTAATCTTGGTGTTGCTTCGTCTTGGAATCTTGGTATTAAGATGCTTCCTTTTGAGTCTCGCTGGTTTTTTACTTCTGCTGATTGTTGGTTTATGCCAGGTGATTTGACTTTGCTTGAAACTGCGAAAAGTGATGCTTTGACTTTGTGTGATAAGTTTCCGTTTTATCAAACTTTTGTTGTTGGGGAGGATGTTGTAAAAACTGTTGGTTTGTTTGATGAGGGTTTGCATCCGATTTATTTTGAGGATAATGATTTTGAGCGTAGGATTGCTAAAGCAGGTTTGAGAGTTGATGGTTTGCCTTTACAGTTGGGGCATGACAATAGTTCAACTATAAATAGCAGTCCTAAGTTGGCTGAGCGTAATCAAGCTACTTTTTCGGCTAATCAAAAGTATTTTAGGGACAAGGTTGATGCTGGCAGGTTTGATGAGGGTGGTTGGCAATTAGAGATTAGGCGTGTGAACTCGTGGGATTAGTTGTTGTTACTGGTGTTGCAGGTTTTCTTGGATCGCATGTTGCTGATGCGTTTTTGGCTAAAGGTTGGCAGGTTCGGGGGATAGATAATTTGTTGGGCGGTTCCTTAGATAATGTGCCTGATGGGGTTGAGTTTTTTGAGCTTGATTTAGATGATTTTGAAGGTGTTGCACCTGTTTTTGTTGGTGCAGATTTGGTGGTTCATGCTGCTTGCACTGCTTATGAAGGTTTGAGTGTGTTTAGTCCTAGCCTTGTGGTCAGGAACACTGTTCAAATAAGCGTGAATGCCATGACTGCGAGTATTCGGGCTGGAGTGCCAAAGTTTGTTTACATGTCCTCTATGGCTCGTTATGGGGACAATTTGGGGGTGTTTTTTGATGAGTCTTTGACACCTAAACCTCAAGACCCTTATGGTATTGCAAAGTTGGCTGCTGAAAAACTTTTGACTAATTTGGCTGAGGTTCATCATATTGATTTGGTAGTTTTGGTTCCTCATAACATTGTGGGTGCTAGACAGAAGTTTGATGATCCGTTTAGGAATGTTGCCAGCATTATGGCTAACAGAATGTTGCAAGGTAAGCAACCGGTTATTTATGGGGATGGTTCTCAACAAAGGTGTTTTAGTTTTATTCAAGATGTTATTACCCCTATTTTGATTGCTTGTGAGTCGGATGTGGCTGTTGGTGAGGTTATTAATGTGGGGCCAGATGAGTCTCCTATAACTATTTTGAATCTTGCTGAGCGTTTAGCTGCAATTATTGGTTTTGACCTTGACCCTATTTTTATGCCTGGTCGGCCTCAAGAAGTCCCTATTGCTTTATGTAGCTCAGATAAGGCACGAAAACTTTTAGGCTATAAAACGACTGTCAGTTTAGATCAGGGGTTGTGTGATTTGGTTGATTGGATTAGGCCTAGGGTAAAAGATTTTGAATATCATTTGCCTATTGAGATTGTTTCGGATAAGACTCCTAAAACTTGGGTTGATAGGTTAATTTAGGTTGTATAGCCTTGAGTCAAGTAAAATTAGATTAGATTTTAGGAGCTTATTTTGGCTGTAACTAATGGATATTGCACGCTTGCTGATGTGAAGGCTGCTTTGCGTATTGCTGACACTGTTGATGATGCTTTGATTGAAAACAGCATTAACGCTGCTTCTCGCATGATTGACCAATACTGTAACCGATACTTTTATTCTACGAATGCTGGTGAGGTCAGATATTTTAAAGCTATTGATGCGTTTAATTGTTGGATTGATGATTGTCAGAGTATTAGCCAGGTGAAGACTGCTCAGAGTAATCCGATTACATATAATCAGATTTGGGCTTCAACAGATTTTCAAACTATCCCTGCTAACACTTATGCGAATGGTGCTTATCAGCCGATTACAGGTTTGATTGCTGTTTACAACTATTTTTTCCCGACTTGGCAAGAATCTAATTTAGTTCAGGTGACAGGGCAGTGGGGTTGGCCTTCGGTTCCTGAGCCTATAAAGTTTGCAACTATCATTCAGGCTTCTAGGTTGTTTAAGCGTTTAGAGTCTCCTCTAGGTGTTGCTGGTGTAAGCGATATTGGTATTATTCGTGTTGGTAGTTCGGTTGATGGGGATGTTGCACAGTTGTGTAATCCTTATCGTTTGTTGAGGACTAACGCTTAATGGCTACTATCTCTGATCTACGAAACGGGTTAGCTGCTAATTTACAAACTATTACTGGCCTTCGTGTTTATGCTACTTTGCCTGATGTTGTGAATCCTTCAACTGCCATGATTAGTCTTGAAAAGGTTGCCTATAACCGTCAGATGCGTGCCGGTATGACTGAATATGGTTTTAAGGTTATTGTGGTTGTTGGTCGTGTTTCGGAGCGTATTGCACAAAATAGTTTGGATGTGTTTGTTGCTCCAGGTAATGGTTCAATTAAGGCTGCGATTGAGTCAGATAAAACTTTAGGTGGGATGGCTTTTGATGTGTTTGTTCCTGAGCTGTCAGCCTATGGAGCAGTGTCAATAAATGGAATAGACTACTTGAGTGCCGAGTTTTCGGTTCAAGTATTCGCAAGTTAAGGAAAATATAGATGGCAATTTTTGTCGCAACAGACTTTAGCGTTAGCATTAATGGTTCAACTGCTTTGAACTCTTATTTGACTCAGGTTGAATTAAAAACTTCTGCTAATGACATCACTACTACTTCGTTTGGATCTTCATGGGTTACTCGTGTTGCAGGTCTAAAAGAGGGCACACTAACACTCCAATTCAATCAGGATTATGCTGCTGCAACTGTTGATGCTACTTTGTGGCCTTTACTAGGCACTTCGGCTACTGTCGTTATTCGACCAACTTCCACTGCTGTATCTGCAACTAACCCTGCTTACACTGCTGTTTGTCTTGTAAATGACTTGACTCCTGTGAGTGGAACTATTGGCGATTTGAGCACATTCTCAGTGTCATGGCCTACTAATGGAACTGTTAGCAGAGCTACTGCCTAATGAATCAAATAACTCTACGCATTCTTCTCTCTGATGGCACTACTTTTGAAGTAAATACTTCTGCCGGTGACATTGTGAAGTGGGAGTCTCACTTTGATTTAGGTATTGACAAACTTGAGCGTGCTAGTCACCTCTACTATTTAGCGTGGGTTGCAGTTACTCGTTTAGGTAAGACTGCTCTTGCTTTTGATGTGTGGATTGAAACTATCTCTAATGTTGAGGTGGATGACCCAAAAGCCTAAAGCCTTTGGGCGTTGATTCGCATCATTGGCTTATAGCTAATTTGGCGGTTGCTACTGGTATTGCTCCAAATGTTTTATTGCAGGAGAGTGACCGGATGTTGAATACTATGTTTTTTGCGTTGCAGGCTCAGCGTGGGGGCAATAATGGTTGACCCTATGGTTTCTACTAATGTTGTTTTTGATGCTAAAGCCACTTTGAAGGCTTTGAGGGAACTTGACCCTGGTCTCCGTAAAGAG